GCATATTCAATAGATCTTCCAGAATTATCCCAATATAACGGTCCCTCTTTTTGTATAGTAGATCCGAATGGTTGGATAACTAAAACTTTATCCTTGTTATATTTACGCTTCAATGATTCGATAGTAGAATAACCAAAAACTTGTTCTTCTGAAGATAAACTTATATTAATGTTGGGTTTTTCTTTAGAAATTGATCCATTTATTAAAATGTCAAACGCATTAATCAATGAACATTTTTGTGTGTAATACTCGTTTAATTGGTATGGTTCTAGTTCTATGATTTGCCTGTCTTGAAGGTAATCTTCAAATAGTCTATTGTGATTGCTATTAAACGAGCGTTCATACAACTCTGTGCCAATGAAAACTTCATCGCGTCTATCGCATACTATAATGAAATCTTTATCTGTCTTTAAACGTCTTTCTAATGCAGGAACTGAGCATAACACCCTTCCAGCACCACCATTAATAAAATACGCCCTTTTTAACTTATTCTTTTCCATAGTAACTCCGTAGTAATTACTGATAATAAAAATGGGGAGCATTACCTCCCCAAACCAATACTATAATCTCTAAACTCTTTTTAATCTAGGTCATAATATTATATATAACGTTTAAATGTCTGCTAATTTTATCGCATTCAATGTTGTGACTAACGACATTGGTATAAGAGGAGACTTGAGGTCGTGTGGATCCACACCAACATATTTCCAAGGCATTGCCACAGATTTTTTATATTCACCAAGTTCCACTTTATAGTTATCTAATGAAATTTTATCATCATCAGCCAATCTAAACTTCGATAATATCTCTATGAACATCTCACCTCTGGCAATACTAGTTCTCATAGTTGGTGTTAATGTATCTCTCAAGATTTGTTTAACTTCAAGCCAATCTCCAGTTTCATGATTATAAACTGGAACGTGATAATAATCATGAATTTCACAATTAGTTTGCTCTTGATATACCTCACCACCCTCTAAAAGTGTTTCTTGGAATTCTTGGATATGAGCTTCAGGTCTCCCCCATAATAAAGATGCAATACCAAAAAGTTCTGGGTTGATATCCAGATCAATTGTGATATTCTTCTCATCATCATATACAGGACCATCCAATTTCTGTGTATAACCAGAACCACATCCTGGTATTGTTACTATCAACTGCGATGGTCCTGTATAATTAAAAGTTGCAGTTAATCCCAAATCAAATCCAGCAATGAATTGTTCATCTGGTATATTATATGTGTAATCTACGTTTATATCTGACATTTTATTTTCTCCTAAAAAATTATTTCCACTCAACTTTTACTAAACCACCACGACCAGTGTCACCCATATGAGAATTATTACCACCCATAACATGTGCAGATGCACCACCGTGTCCAGGATGGTATGTGTGATCTTTATATAGACAACCACCAGTGCAATTTTCTGAAGTAAAGGTATGGATTTGACATCCAGGACTAAACCATTGACATTCATCAGAATCTAATACTGGTGGTCTTGAGTGCCATCCATAATTGTTTGTATCTAAACAACCACCACCATGCAATGGTCTCATACCCCCTGCATCATTTGGGTTTCTTGAACTATCTATTGTTGCTAAGAAACATCTACCAGTCGAACAATCAGCGTAAATTGGGACAACACCACAAGTTGAGCAACCGTTAAAACAATACTCGCCACAACCACAATAACAAGCACCTGAAGTTGTACAATAAGGGTTTTGGAACAGGTAGCATGTACTACCAGCACCATTTAGGGTTCTTAAACAATGCATGGCTTCACAGTTGCTCCAGCAACCCCCATCCGCCTTCAGAGTAGAAATACCTGGACCAGTAACCCCTGACATACAAGCAAAGCCGCCACCAGAATTTGAGCAACAGTATCTTGAACAAGAACAACCAGCACAAAGTGTATAAGATTCGCCAGGACTTACATCCATAATTACTTGAGCAAAAGCCCCATTAGCACCAAATTGGTTTCCACCACAGCAACAAGCACTTCCTGTTCCCCTGAAACTTTGCTCTAGATGCTCCCGCTGGAACGACCCATTGTTGACTTTTACCTTCACCAGTTTTCCAACTAGCACCACAAACCTTTAAAAAATTTCCTCCGTCTGCTCCTTCTGTTAAATCTGATGTGCGATAAAACTCAATGAATTTTGTTAAATCAACATCAAGTCGATTTAATTCTGTTAGTAATAATGATGCGAGTGTTAACCTGATCGATGGGATATCTTCTGTAATTACATTTGCATATAGTCTTTTATACGTCTCCATACCAGTGAGATTTAACAGTAGTGTTACAGCACTAGATATTTCATATTCAGATGCGGCAGCTAAAGATACTAATGTGCTCTTTGGTGTATAAAAATCTCCACTCGACCAACTACTGTCATTATCAATTGGTGAAGGATTGGTAGTACCATTACCCCTAACATTATGATTGCAATTTGCCATTAGTTGATTACAAGAAAGTGTGCAGATGTTACTAACTGAATTTTCCGTAAATCCAGCCTCAATTGCATTACCTGTAAGAGTATTGTATCCTCCAAGTAATGCTGTTACTGATGATATTATTGCTGTTTTGAGTTTTGTTATATTTATAGGATTTAAGTTTTCTGGCATTGACTCGCTGCCCTGTAAGGATTCTCCTATTTCCCTTACCGCATTTTGTAATAGTATATCTGACATTTTATGTTCTCCTAAAAAATTATTTCCACTCAACTTTTACTAAACCACCACGACCAGTGTCACCTATATGATTATTAGCACCACCCATAACATGTGTACCAGCACCACCGTGTCCAGGATGGGTGGCCCAGTCTTTTCCATGACAACCACCACAGCAAGAGCCTGAAGTAAAGGTTTGGATTTGACATCCAGCAGTAAACATTTTACATTCATCAGAATCTAATACTGGTGGTCTTGAGTGCCATCCATAATTGTTTGTATCTAAACAACCACCACCATGTAATGGTCTCATACCCCCTATATCTTCTGGGTTTCTTGAACTATCTATTGTTGCTAAGAAACATCTACCAGTCGAACAATCAGCGTAAATTGGGACAACACCACAAGTTGAGCAAGAACCGCCAAAACAATACTCACCATAGTTGCAATAACAAGGACCACTACTTGTACAATAAGGGTTTTGGAACCTGTAGCATGTACCACCAACACCAACTATGGTTCTTAAACAATGCATGGCGTTGCAGTTGTTCCAGCAACCCCCATCCGCCTTCAGAGTAGAAATACCTGGACCAGTAACCCCTGACATACAAGCACGACCAGGTTCGCTATTTGAGCAACAGTATCTTGAACAAGAACAACCAGCACAAAGTGTGTAAGTTTCCCCTGGAGTTACATCCATAATTACTTGAGCAAAAGCCCCATTAGCACCAAATTGGTTTCCACCACAGCAACAAGCGCCCGATGTTCCCTGAAACTTTGCTCTAGATGCTCCCGCTGGAACGACCCATTGTTGACTTTTACCTTCACCAGTTTTCCAACTAGCACCACAAACCTTTAAGATATCAGTAGATATCAAGGATTCTTCTAACGTTGCTTTTAAACCTGAAGGGTTGATATCATTTTCTGCCAAATGTTCTATTAATACATTTCGTACCACAGCCTTTAACTCTGACCTTTGAACAGATGAAAACTCATTATACATAAGTTTATATAGAATTGCTGAAGGTGATTCAAACCAAATGTCGATAATACTCTTCAGTGAATCTTCTGAATCTGCTGTAGTAAATCCGAGTTGTGACCAGCTACTATTAGTATCATCCTGATTCCCTAATGGAGATTGGGCTGCCCCCCTAACAGCATGATAACAAGAACCGATCTGGCACTGGCATGATAAAAGACAAATACGACATCCGTGTGTATCTTCTTTAAACCCACTTGTATTCGTTGCCAGTGATGCTAGAATATCATCTACCCCAGATATGATAGTAGCTTTTAGATCTATCATATCTAGTGAGGGTAAAGATGGTGGTGATTTAATTTTATCAGTAATTGCTTCAGTTACTTGACTGATAGCATTTTGTAATAGTATATCTGACATTTTCTTTCCTCTTTTTATGTAACTGTAAATGAAATGCCATCAGCATTAACTGTATAAGATTTCGTTTCTTGTGTAATAGAATTAGTTTCTTTCCATGATACTATAGTTTTACCAGAATATACAATAGTGTGAGTTGATAAACCACCAACAGAAATTGTTTCATATTTTCCTAATGATTGATCTGATTTTAGTTCTATTAAATTTTCCTTTGTGAAAGGTACAGTATTAATATCAGTATATGCTTTTGCATCTTCTTCTGATTGATCAGCATATGCTTCTGATGCTACAATTGCGGCAGCAGTTTTACTATCAGAATATGTTTTTGCATCTGCTTCTGCGTTATCAACGTAAACCTTTGTTGCTGCATCTAAATTTGCTTGAGGATTTCCGCTTAAAGTTAACACCCCAGTCATTGTGTCACCAGACTTAGAAATAAAACCTTCAGCACCAGCTGCTAACAATAAGAAACTAGTATTATTTCCTAAACGAGGTTCTGTTCCAGCAGTTACGAGTTCAATAGCAATATAAGAAGATGAACCAGAAGTTACAATATCATCAGGCAGATAAGTGTTGGCACTAGACCAAACACCACGAAACCTAATACCACTGTTGAACTTCAACCACTTACCAGCAACAAGATCTGTATTGAATACGGTAGAAGCATGAGGTAATACAGAGATATAAGTATTACCACCATAAGAGACTACTTCATCAATACCATATTGTGTTGCTGTATCCCAATCGCCTTTAGTATCATAACCAGCAACAAGTTTTGTCCAAGTTTCGGTAACAGTTGGATTAACATTATCGTTATCTGATATTGCTTGAAATATTGAACCACCGTACTTAATTACTTGCCCAATCAGATAAGCAGTAGTACTAGACCAAACACCTTGGTAAGAGAACCCAGTTGTTAGCAATTCCCATTCTGTAGTAACGGTTGGTAATACATTAGATTGTGTTAATTTAGATCTATATGTATTAGCGCCATAAGAAACTATATCATTCAAATAATAGGTAGTGGCACTGTCGTAAGCCCCTTGGAATACTACACCAGATATATAGATTTCCCAAAAAGCTGTAAGTGAGGGAACGTTGCCTGTTGTATCCACTTTTGCTCTATAAATGTTAGGACCATAAGCAACTAGATCATTAGGAACATATATAGTAGCATTATTGTAAACACTTCTAGGAGAGATACCTTCAATGAATTTTTCCCAATATGCTGTAACAGTAGGAAGGTTTGCTGTAGTATCTTGTTTAGCGATATAAGTAGAACCACCGTAGATAACAACATCATTCTTTTGGTAGATACCTACGCCAGAGTAGATACCTTCATATTGGATACCATCAACGAATTGGCTCCAATAAGTAGTATTAGGAGGAGTTTGGTTTGTGCTATCCAATATAGAAACGTAGATCTTACCACCGTGAGCAATACCATCACCAATGCGATAAGAAACACTAGTGTCAAATACTCCTTGGAATTTGAAACCTTCAACCATCAATGCCCAATGAGAAGTCTCAGTAGGAAGAATTCCTGCTAATTTTAGTGCGTAAGTATAAACATATACATTACCACCATATTTAATTACATCATTGGATTCATAAACAGTTGATTGTAACCAATCTCCTGCAAAATGAAACCGTAATTTACCTAAATCTATTAATTGTGTCATATAATTTTCACCTGTAAGTGACCTTTATCCCATTGAAAATTTAAAGAGTTTTGTGACCAAACCCATTGCTTATAGTCGTATTTATCTAAGATACTGTCTTGGGGCAGAACAACAGCAGATACCCCATCATTAATAATTTCGACAGTTAGTTGTCCATTGTCAGGGTTTAGTCTAAACCCATAGAATGATTTATCAGCTAAATCAGATCCTTCATAAAAACCAGCCATTATCCTACCTCCACTACTGTTAGTACTACATCTATAGAATTATCTATCCCACTTTTAATTACAATAGAATCTCCTGCCTTTAAAGCTATTTTGTTTCCCTTCGTTAATTCTTCAGAATCTCCATTGGTTATTCTGAATGCTTTCCTAATGTAAGTATCAGAGACACCGTTATTTAAGACAAGGTCTACTGGAGTTATGTAGGAAGAAGTGTTTGCCACATTACAACTAAGAACTATGCTAGCTGTGGTGGCTGTGAATATTGTTACGGGATTGGTCCCTATACTGCTAATAGGTATGTTTGTAAAATTTTCCATCTAATTCTCCATTAAAATAGGGGAAGTAATTACCACCTGAGCAGCACCATTACCTATCCCTTTTATATTTTTAAAAGACATTATCTATCATCCGAATATGATTGCAGCAGCAATCGAGCTTATCTGGTTAGGATCGGTATTCCCGTTTACCCACACATTAGCATTAGTAGTCGCATCCTTGCAGACGAATGTCTCACCAGAAACAGAGTTAATCCACAGATGTCCTACAGCCGCAGGGTTGGTAGTTACTAAAGGATCAGTTGCTGATACAGTATTGCCCTCGTCTTCAAAATCCTCATCATCGTCGAATATCTCTGCTGGTGTCTTGAAGATTCCTTGTCCGTTAAATGCGGCAAAATCCAACCAGTTCTTCACTGATGGATGGAAATCCGCTTGTCCAGGTTCTGTTCTAGAGTCTGGCACTGGGTCGTGGATGTCAGCCTTGAACTTATTGAGCAGTGCATCTTCATTCTCAAATGCTTTTCCTGGTCCAATTAAAGCATCGAATATTTTCTTAGGAGTTTTACCGAACTTGCGTGTTATAGTCTTCTTTCTGCCGCCAGAGACTGATATCTTATGGTTATCCCCTAACCAAAGAGAATTCTCTGATATATATACATCTCTTATTTTATAGCCTGCTGAACCGATGTCATACGCATTATCCGTGTCGGGGATGATCCCAGAGATCATAGCCCCACCCACGGTGCTCTCACCTGAGGATGCCACGTCCCAAGCACCTTTAGCTGTATATCGGTAAGTGATAGAACCTATTATCAAGTAGTCCCCTGTTGTTGGGCTAGTTGGAAAGCCAACTACGGCATAATCGAAAGTCGCCATATTATTCTCCTATAGCTTAATTTATTAGAAATAGCCTCCCCGAAGAGAGGTATCATTATTTTTAGGAGGATACTAGAAAGTCCCACCGTCGATAGTGCTCGTCCAAGTGGGTGTACCTGAAGAGTTTACTGAGAGGATTTGACCTACACTGTTTCCTGAATCGAAAGTCCCAGGAGCCAACGTAGTTATCGCACTTGATCCGTTACCGTAAACTAAGTGATTAGAGGTTATAGAAGATAGACCAGTACCACCATTTGCTACAGGAAGAGTGTTAGTAACCTTCGCTGTAAGATCAATCGTAGCAGCAGCTATCATCGGATTAGTGATCCCTAGAGCTTTAACACGGAGAATGTCTCCGTCTATCTCTATAGAAGAATCATCAACGTTAACGTCTAGAGTATTACCAGTTTTAGATAAGCCTGATCCAGCGGTAATTTGACCAGCCCCAGAGAACTGTACAAAGCTTAAAGAAGTAGTACCAAGCGTGATAGCCCCATCTGTAGCTAATACAAAACCTGCGTCAGCGTTAGCTGTGCCTTGTTCTACGAAAGTAAATACTCCACCACTTATCTCAAGTGGCGCATCCATGTCTGTAGAGCGAGTTGGTGCACCTGAAGCGTTAACTGTATAGATACCGTTTTCAGAAGCAGTAGCTTGATCTTTAATCAGGATTCTATTACCAGTTGCCAACGAGATACCGTCAACTGTGTCGCCATTCTCGAAGCTCGTAGCCAAAGTTCCAGCAACAGTTGTAGCAACTCTTACAGAGTCTTTTACATCTAAGCCAGTTTTGACAGCATCAACATACGACTTAGTCGCAGCATCTTGAGCTTGAGTTGGTTCAGCGACGTTAGCTACTCTGTTGGCTCCCATGTCGATAATCTGAGTTCCAGCGACTGCTAGACCGTTCAGAGCTCCCACGGATGTTACATTCGTTTGAGCAGCAGTTTGTAAAGTACCTGTGATATTCGTGGCAGTGATGTCACCAGTGCCTAAATTGATATCTTTGCTCGCATCGACAACCAATGCTCTGCTAGCTGTAGCAGTACCTGCAGTAACACCTAACTCCACTGCACCTACTTTGTTAGCTTGAATCTGAGTATCACCTGTGTTGGTGATTAGGATGTCCCCAGACATTGTCACACTTTCCCAATCAGTGCCATCAGCAATCATAATGTTGCCAGATGTGATTGTGTCAGAACCTACGTTGTCTAGAGCACCTAAAGTAGTAGCACCTAAAAACTTAGGAGCGATCTTCTTGAATACATCTGCGCTAGCGTCGTATATCAAAACCCGGTCTGCGTCTGCGTCAGGGTTAGCTACTAAGTCAACTTGACCAGTGATAACATCCTTGTTTACCATCAATCTCTGAACTGCGCCAGTCTGGATAGTAGCGTCTAAGCTGAAAGTGCTAGTAGCTAGATCTGTTAAAGTTACAGAACCACCTAAATCTCCAGCCAATTGGATAGTGGGGTCAGCAGACAACTCAAAGTTTAGCTTGCCTGCTCCTACTCCACCGTCCACATATGTGACATTGATGCCAGTCTCAGCATTACTTTCGACCATTGCACCAACAGTGTCTTGTATTCCTTCTTTACCACCTATTACTTTTTGAGAAGATCCGCTCGTTCCGATAAACAGATTACCTGATAGTTCCGAGTAAGCTAATTCGCCCTCGAGTAAGCTAGCAGGTGCTGCTGTTATCGTACTTCTTTTAATTCTTATTACGTTTGCCATTGTATTAATTCCTTTGATTGTATATTCTGGACATTGTAATGGGGGATGATTTAGAAAAATCCACCATTCATAGAGAGGTTATCGTAGCCTGTATCATCCGACAAAGCAGGACTAGTCACTAGCACTTCCCATGTGTTATTTCTATATACATTCATGCGATCGTTAACTGTGTCGTACCACAAATCTCCTTCAGAGAGATTGCCCCCCATAGGTGCTGCAGTTTGCTGGTACAGCTGGTCTTCTAGGTGCTCTAAAGCCTCCTGTAGGTTCCCAGCAGGCAAATTATTATGAGAGGTTACATTGATGTCAGTTGATGTTACATTCTTTGATATGTCTCTCCAGTCTACTGGAGCAGTCGAGATAAGTATGTATACTTCATTTGTATTGGAATCTATCCACATATCTCCTACTACGGAATTCTTCCAAACACCACCAACAGACAGACAAGCGGATTCCGTTGTATGCGATGATACTTCACAACTACCTAAAGGAGCTGTTGGGGAATAAGCAGTCCTTGTTCCGCTATCCCCTCGTGACGACAGTACGTGCCAGTCATCAGGAAGTACGCTTGGAAATCCAGAAGCATTAGCTACTATATATCTTTTACAGATATAGCTAGACCCTAAATATTGTACTGCGTCTCCTACATAATAATCCACAGTTCCAATCCAAGCTTCTCTCCACACTAAACCTGCTCTACCTTTTGTCCCCTTATCAGAGACTATTACTGTTGAAGATCCAGTGGATAAATCTTTTACGGTTAAATGTCCAGTGGATAAATCTTTTACGGTTGAATATCCAGTGGATAAATCTTTTACTGTTATCGTTGACATCCACCCCCCCTATCTCGGTGTTGAGAAAGTAAAACTACTTCCAGCTGAAAGATCTATAGGACTAGCTTCTACAGATATAGAACCGTAGAGCAGAGTTTCAGAGGATTCTGCACCGGATACATCCAATGCTGATCCTTTCCTCACCTCATAGCTCCATGAGCCTTCTGCCATATTAGTAGTCGTTAATAGACTAGCAGGAACATCTACTGTCCACGTTCCCCCTGCGGAGTTACATTCAGTCCGTGTGTTATTTCCTACTATACTACAAGACCCTACTTCATCCGCTGGAATGTATAATATTACTTCGAATATCCCTGTGGTCGTCTTTTTCCCACTACCCCTGCCGGATGTCTTAGTCTCCACCTCTCCGTATTTGAAATGGATTGGTACAGAAGTCTCTCCGGACTTCGTTGCCATTCCTGCAAAATACATATAAGGGTTGCTGCCGAGATCAGCGAGAAGAGTGGGTACACAATTAGAATCTTCTAAATTTAATACCTTCGACCAAGTTTCTCCCTTCCTGATCGTAAAGTTTGTTGCTGCCATATTGTTCTCCAATTTGGATCATGCCTGATCTAACTCTCGAAAATACCCGTAGTAGCCCTCCTCAGGCTCACTACAGGATGAAAATTTGTTCTTTAGATAACGGGGAGGGTATGAGGATTTCATCCCTACAACCTCCTCTCCATACGTGCCCTTAGATCCGCTACCTCTTTAGATAGCTCCTCTATGGTTTCTTGCTGTTCTTTCATACCCTCTATCAATAAGCCTACCATAGTCCCGTAGGACACTGACAGATGATCTCTGTGGACATTCACCGCTTCAGGGAGAACCTCTTGAACTTCCTGCGCGATAACCCCCGTGAATCTCTTATCTGTACACTGATCAGCCCGAGTGAAAGTTACTCCTCTCAACTCGACGATCTTATTCATAGCATCGGGTATCACTCTTATATCATCCTTGAATTTCTTATCAGAGACTATGGTTATATCCCCTGAAGCGTGTAAATCGCCACAGAAGATATCTTCCCTTCCATTGGTCGCGCTATCTGTAGACTTAGTGTTACTCTCTTTCTCTCTCATTTGGTTAGATATTTATCACCCACAGTGGTAAGTGACCGGAACCATTCGAACTTCTTCCGGACTGGTAAAGACTATGTCAGAAAGACACTTAGCTATGGTGTAGTTGCGCATCAAGTCATCTTCTTGTTTCATACCTTTTCCTGGTATTGAAGAAGAACAGATGTAATCCCCTGCTTCGAGATCTCCACCTTCTCCGCACACGCTGATACCACCTTCCCCGAGTGAATTAATTTCAATAAGGGAGTCCGAGCCGATCAGTACTAGGTACTCTTCTTTTATCTCACGTTTCTCAGTTAGCTTTGGTTTAGTACCCTTACTCAATATATCTATCTCTACCTCGCCTTCATCAACATAAGTAATCTCACAGAAATCAACTGCCAATGAGGTCAGGGCAACCGCAGAAACGCTAGAGACTACGCCAATCGCTTTCTTATCTTTAGCTGTCGTACACCGCTCCACACTAATAAATGCGTTATCTATCGAAGCGACCTGTGAAAAAGAGGTACTCACAATATCACCCACCGCCAACGTAGCGTCTCCGAAGCAGAGATGAGAACCAGTGAATGGGCTATAACCTAGTTCAGCATACACCTTCTGATTCGTGGCAAAACCCCACATGCCAGCCGGATGAGAAGTCTGTCCGTTAACGGCATGGTTCTGGGATGCACCTCTCACACCTGTCCCACCACCTTGGTTAAGACCTACGATTGCTTCAATACCGGCTGAGTAGTTTACCGCCTGTACCGCATATTTACTAGTACTTGTACCCAGTACACCAACAGTGTCGTTGGTTTGTCCCCAGCCGACACAGCTCCATGACCCCCCAGTCTCGGCCTCACCCACTACGCCATGTAGAGAACCCTGTCCATAAAGCCCGACTTGTGCACCCACACCCGAGGCTCCATCTGCCACGACAATTGCAGTTAAATGGGCATATGAGTCCAACACCACTCCCTCTTCCGAAGAGAACCTAGCATACTTGCCGAATAAGGCAGTTGCCGAAAGCTTCTCAGAAGAGATAGCTCCAGCAACGATAGCGTCAGAAACGACGGTTCCATTGACTAACAGAGACCCATCTAAGGATAGTGCGAAGGCTTGCCAATCATTGGAAGCTAGACCTGTACCATCATGTATTGCATTACGGGTTATGGTTTTAGAGTTACTAGTAACGACTGATCCGCTGGTGATAGTATTCTCCAAGGTTTGGGTTGGACCAAAGAACTGAGAGGAGGAACGGCTTGTATAGTTAAACCCTGTGTTTGACCCGATAGTCAGTCTTCCCTTCTCAGCGAACCCTGCTGTAGAAGAGACGGTGATTGCTGTAACACTCCCAGCGAATGACCCTACCAGGATGGTGAAGGGGGCTGACGAGTCGTTATAGGCGATGGTTACCGTATCCCCTGCGATAGGGTTACTGCCGGTTACATCGACAACTAGCTGGGTCGCATGTTGGTTAAAAGCATCACTTCCTATCTCTGGAGCATAGCTGACGGAGATCTCTTTCGAGTATCGTCCAGCACCGCGATCACCTGGTTGGCCTGGTTGGCCTGGTTGACCGTCTTGTCCTGTGAGCTGTATAACTTCTCCCCAAGAGTAGTCCCCTGTGGAGCCGATCTTAGTTCCTAAACAAGTCCACAAGGTGTACGACAATGTAGATGGTGGAGGGGAGGAGTCTGACCAACCTGTTGGTATCCCTGCGGAGTCTAGTGGTCTAGCAGGCTCTGTGACTGACTCCCTGAATATAAAGTTCAGAAGGTCTCCGTTAACACCGTCGTATCCCCTAATTGATGTATTGACTGGTTTGATGAACAGAGAGTTATTCCCTATGCCTGTCCAGTTCAATATCACGATACTAGCCCATCTAGCGGTACTTGTAGGTGTGTAAGTAAAAGCCTTGGTCTGGTATGAAGTGGTTATCGCTTGGTTCTCAACAAGAGGAGAGATAGGTCCAGTACGAGTGTCCTCTTGGACAACTGGGTTACTCGCTGAGTTAGACACTGCCACCTTCCCAGATGGCAAATCACTGTCATATTCATACACCCGTACATAGAATCCAGTTCCAGCAGCTGCGGATGCCTTGTAAGTCACAGAGAACTCTACAGTGTTCCCTGATTCTACATTAAATGCGGGATACGCCATCCCGATGGAGAAATCAGTGTCACTTTGTAAGACAAGAGCACCTTCTGATTCATCATAAGTGATTGTGTTATAATCTGCGTTACTATACGCGGGCACAGCGTCAATCCCTGGACCACGAGCTATTGCTCCATCCGCACCAGGGACTCCGTCATCTCCGGTCACTTGAGCTATTTGACCCCAAGAGAAGTTTCCTGTTCCAGAGGTTTGTCTCCCTAAAGTAGACCATAAAGTGTTAGTAACTATCGCAGGAACTGAATCAACCCAACCAGATGGTACACCTACTGAGACAGCTGGAACAGAAGGCTTAGAAACAGCATCTTGAAATACGAAGTTTAAGACATCAGCGTTTAGCCCATTGCCCCCTCTCAGTGTGTTAATCAGTACTCCCCAGCTTCCCTCATTTTTGAGGTACACAGACTCATCGCTGGTTCGTAAGTAGTAATCTCCGTTTTCACCAAGTGAATTGGGAGGAGCTCCTGCTCCAGTGTGCCAAGTAGCTCCGTCTAGGATAGATTGGGTTACTCCGTTAGAGGAAGAAAGAGTAAGAGTGTTACCTGACTTCGTTACGTTGACTTTATCACCTTCTCTCACCTTGAAAAAAGTGATAGTATCGGACAAGGTATCGGTCTCTCCTGGCAGGGTCTCTGACGAGACTGTCTTGGTCGCGGTGACAGACACCCTTGTTATCTCCTGAGCGTTAGTCTCAAAAGCGAAAGCTTTCAAAGTCGCTGATAAGCTCTGTGGAAATATTGAGTCGAACTTAGAAGTTAAAAGAGTTATGTCTGTAGCAACTCCAGCTGCCGTGAAAGCCGTAGCCGTCCAACTTGTTATGGAGGAGTTGTCTTGGAAGTTGAGCAACTCCACGCTTAAGCTCGCTACACCAGTGGCCGTGGTTGTAGGATTACTGTCCTCGAACTCAAAGGAATGACGACTAGTTGTCAGCTTCAATAAGCGGGATCCATTTATTCCAGCTATCGACTTACTGATGCTGAAGATCTTACTAATCGAGACAGATCCGATAGTAGCTTTGAAAGATACAGAACCTCCTGCTTCGGTAGTAGTGCTAGAGAACCCTGTGACTGAATAAACACCGTTCGTGCCGATAGTCGCTCCAACGACACCTGTAGAGGATTCCACTGAGAAAACTACACCTCCTGAAGAGGTAATATCCTCAGTCCCTTGGAACACGACGAACTCTCCTCCTACAGAGAAAGAACCCGCGTCACCTGTAGAAGTAGCTGCGACTGTCTCGACTTCATTAGTCAAGAACCCAGCGAATGGGTCTTTCCCCTTCTTAGATTTAGAGAAGGACTGGACTATCTCAAACTTCTGAGAAGTTGTCCCTATTGGTCCAGACACTTCTACTTCGAAGGTTCTCGTGCCGTTGTCCTCTGTAAGAGCGGCAATATCATTGATCGTGTGGTCTAGTAAGATAGCTCCGAAATCTCCATAAGAAGGAGTGATCAAATCATTGGAATCGTTCAGAGTCAGAGTACCGGACTGTTTGACCAGTCTTATCCGGAACTCATCTGCAGAGAGACCCACATTGTGTACTGCTTGTAAATTTATTCTTTCTGATCCATAGAAAACTGAGATATCAGTCCCAGATCCTGAGAAAAGGTTAACTGTTCCTTCTGAATCAGCGACAACGGTGTGCGCCTCATTTGATTGAAACACATGGTAAGCACTGTCTCCTGCTCTCAATCTGTGGATAGTCACCTGATCAACGAGATCATCAAGAGTTGTAGCAGTTCCGTCGGTAGCTGATGCGGTAACGACGACCTTATCATTGCTTCCAAAGGAGGCTAAGCTTAATGTCCTTGCCCCCGCAGTCCCACCTAGCGTCACGGCTGGGCTTGTGGAGTAAATTACTTGGTTGTTGAATCCGAGATTACTCACATGTTCACTAAAGGTAATCACCTGCCCCGAAGGGCTAGGCGAACCGTTAGTGTCATAAGAGAAGAACTGACTATCTGACAATAATCTGAATCTCTTCCCCGTCGTTACATCTCCTACGCTAGTACTGGCTGAAAAAGTAGCCATATCTTACTCTCCTTAATTTATGTTCTTGTAAGCTTATCTTAGAACCTCAGAGAGGAGATAAACGGTTATAGGGTTGAAACGGACACTCTGTAAGAATTCTCTCCGTCCGATGAGATATCCTCTGAGTTTACGTTAAGAGTGTGCATCCCGATTCCAGACCCAACAAGCCCCTCTGCTTCCCCTGGCTTCTTGCGAAACCATTGGAAAGTGTAGTTACCTGAGCTGGTATCTTCTGTTGCTCCGACCAGTATTACTGCCCTAAGCCTGTAGTTTCTTTCTGTTGTGACGGCTATTCCACCACCACCAAGTGAATCTCCATCCTGGACAGAGATGAACTTATCTCCCACGAGATAAGTGACACCGGATGTGCCAGCAAGAGTATTCCAATCCCCCTGACTAGACCCGACGGAAGTGATAGTGTACTGATGGCTCTCTTGTATCTCATTCAAGGTGTGAATTAACTCCTCTCCAGAGAACTCTTTGCCGTCCTTAAAGAAAGCAGGAGCGGGTACATAACTCCCGCTACCAGCACTTTCTTCAAACTCATGCACAATATCAACCTTGGTAAAGTCTGAGCTGTCGATGACCTTCTCTAGATAGAAATCTCGAGTGATCTCAACAAGGGCTTTAGATACCTTGCCAGTTCCAACTGAACTACCAGTGACAGTAAAAGGAAGACCAATTTGAGGGGTTACCCCAGCAGGGAAACCTGCGTTGATCCAACTAGTTTGTGTGGTGTTTCCTAACTCCGTGATGATATATCTTCCTCCGCGAGAGAGGGTATCACCATCGCTGACAAGGGTATTCACGCCATCAGAAATAGCTACTTGTAGAGTAACAATACCAGGTGCATTCCCTGAAGAGGAGATACCTGTTACCGTATAAACACCAGTAGAGTCTATCGTAGCATCTGATGCTGGAACTCCGTTCACCTTATTGATACTGTAAAAGATGTTATTAGTAACTCTCACATCGTTTGTGAAAACTTGGAATTGTCCACCAACGGAGAATGAGCCACTTGTGGCGTTAGAAGGCACATTAGAAGACTTATTAGTCAGAGTAGCTGTATACAAACTCGCCAAACTCTTGGACTGTGCGGTCGGAAGTCTTATCCACTCTCCTTTAGCTCCTATCGCACTAATTCCTCGTATGTCGATCTGATAGTCAGCTTGAGGTTCTAATCCTGAGATCTCGAAAGGACTGTTATCTGTACAAACAGCTTTCTTGATCAGAAAACTCCCCTTAATACCTCTAAATGGTCCACCAATGATAACCTGATCCGCAATGGAATTAGGTTCTCCTGGCTCAAGTTCTACGTTAACATCTGAACTCTGAAACCAACGTAACTCTACTCTCTCAAGAAAAGGGTCAGAATCTTTGAAATGGACAGACAAAGCACTGCTCGGTACACCATTCTTGATGCCAGAGACTCCAGCATCTTCTGCGTACAGAGAAGCGTCATCAAAAGATGTGATTACTTGTCCAGAAATCATATCAGCAGCAGAGAAATCCGCATCACCAGCTTCTGTCCTGAAGGCTGCGTAAATAGTGTCACTCAAAGTTCCTTCAACAGTCGCAGCAGCGATTAGATCTCTATTGTCTTGAGCAGCTAAGGCCATAGCATACGCTACGTTAGCTGCAGACTTGAAACCTTCTGGAACAGCATCTTCAGGGTCGATGTAAGAAATGTTCTCTCTGCTGAAGAAGAATACAGAATCCCCTGGAGCAAACACAGACAACTCCTCAAAGGAAAACAAGCGAGGACGAAAAGCTGGGATAGCCCCATGACCTATTCGGGTAAAAGGTGTAACCCTTAGTGTGTTGTATGGTTCACCTGATGCGTTAGGAGAAATCCGATCTCCACTGTTGAACACCCCTTCAGGGAGTGGAGCCGTCAGGAGAACGGTGTAGAGATCGAACTCCTCAAGAGCTCTGTTTACTTTTTCTACGATCACTCCTGTGTCGGTACCATCTCCAAGGGAAGAATCTATCTCGTCTCTCGCTCCATCAGGGAGTACAGCAGGAATGTTAACGGAGTAAGTTTCTGTCTGGGCAACTTCTCCTGTTCCTGCGTCTCTCTTGACAACTCCACTACCAAGTCCAGCTCCACCATTAGATATGGCAGAGATTGTGCTGTTAACTACGTAGTTAGCACCTGAAGTCCCCGCTAGGAAATTCCAGTTAGCTTGTGTGGTGTCTCCTAAAGAAACAATCTGGTATACCTTGCCAGCGAGTACTTGAGTAACGTCGTGTTGAATAGTAGCAAACCCTGCGATAGTTATTAAACTTCCGACTGGATAGCTAACCCCTGTTGTCCCAGCGATTACGTTAAAAGTCTCTGGGAGAGTATCGCCTAGTGAGGATATGCGGTAGGTCTTACCAATCTCTACTAGAGAGAGAGGTATTCCTAACGAAGAGTTAATCGTAACGTCTATGTCATCAAGGCTTGTCTGCTCAAAAGAGTACTCAGCAATCTTGCCTCGCACAACTGTGGATCCGATATCTGGAGCAGCAGTCGCATCTCTGAACCCAGTGTTTGGGGCGAAATCTCTTTTCTGGATAGTTCTGTCTTGATAGTTCTGGCTAGAGTATTCTGAAGCAGACACATGCAGTGAGATGCTATCCCCTTTGGCCTCCTCCAGTATTTCGGAAACCCTAAATATCTTAGGGGTATCCAGCTCCAAGTTCATTGGATCAAAATTTTCTGTCTTGTATCCCCAACCAGGTGTCGCATGGCGTAGCGCTATCAGCTCTCCAGCTCTTAAATCGAGAGAACTCAGATCAACAGTGAATCTAACCGATATAGTTTGGCGAGAGTTGTTGAGAGTAATAGCTGCGAGTCTCTCAGCTTGCACACTCCCCCTGCTCAGATGCATCTTCAGCGTTTTCTCTAAAAGAGGTTCATCTAGATTAGCCAGAGATCCTGGCAAGGAAGGGTCGATGTAGTATGGGTTACCTACTCCAGGTGCCGGTGTGACTCTGGTGTCAATGATAAGCTGATCGTACTCTTGTTGCCCTTGATCATCAGATGGGAACTCGAATGTCAACCTATTGATCATACTATCGAAACCTCCGCTAGATACATCTATCTCTCCGTACATGTCCTCTTCTGTATATATCCTCTTAACCTCTTCCGCTTCTCCAGTGAAAGCGATGTCTCCTGGTACGGAGCTTCTTGTGGCAACGAATGATTCTCCAATTGACGGGGAGTTGCTGGCTCCGAAGTCAGAGAATGAGCCATTTTGGCCGGTGTCATGAATTATATATATTTTCCCTACCATCAGCCCATCTTTCGCGGACTCTATATCTCGGGTGTCGCTGGCAAGAACTCTTTGAGACTTGTCAGAGATAACTCCGAATCTCCCAAGAGTATACGTGAACCAAGCCCCTGAGTTCATACAGATGTCTGAGATATTTCTATCTAGATCCTGTTTTGGATTAATAACCCCGTTGATCTCATAACGAGGTGAGAAGTCGTCCCTCCCATCAGTCGCTAGGTTACCCACCATCTCTCCGCAGAACCTCGTGTGATCGAAGAAGGAGTTAAGATCTAACTCTTTGTCCGCGAGATTACACCCATAAATAGGGTTGGTGAGATAATCAACGAGAATCTCCCCTGGGTTACGGGAGTATGAAAGCTCCGTGCTTAGTGTACCATTTACACCGAAAGTTCTGATTTTCTTTCCTTCCAAGTAGAAACCGATTCGATTAGATAGCCCATGTACCCTCCTCTTCGCGCTATATCTTAGCTCGATATAGACGTAAGCGGTATCAGGCATCGTCCTGTCTTTTTTATTTTTTCTCCAACGTACACTTTTCTCTTCCATCTCAACACATCTGCCACCTTGTGGGTAAGCTCTGAATTTGATGTTTTTGAGAAGGTCTTTAGACTTTTCCCCATAACCCCTGTCTCCAACCACCGTAGTAGGTTTTCGAAGTTCTGTTACTCCAGTTAGACCGATATTTCCGTCGATACTCCCTTGGACGTCATCTTCGTCGTAGTCCCCTTGTCCTTCGAAGAAAACTAATTTATCATCATAGTAGACCTTACCAATACTTTCGCATGGACCCTCTGCCAATGAGATTATGAAGTACATGTACTCATTGTTCGGGCTGATGTCTGCCATGGTGATTGATCCAGCGCTTTTTCTGTTACCATAGACTATTGGAAGCTTATTAGATGGATCTGTTGGGACTCTCTGTCTAACCCCTTGGTCTGTCGGGGCAGAACCAGCACCACCCATTAACGCCATTACGACTGCTGATATTACCGCGATTACCGCGATAGCTACTACCACTCCAACGACGACTGCCGCAATGGAACCTGCAGCCAGTGCTACACCGACCGCTCCTGCGACATATACACCAATTGATGAAAATAATGCCATATTAACCTCCCATTACGTAATGAACTTCCGATCTCTCGAAATCTTGAAGAACGAGGTTCTCTATTTGCTCTCCGGAACCAGTTAAGGTCGCCACGAAGCTAGCACAAATGTCTCCACCTTCTATTAATTCTTTTGAATACTCTACATATCTTCCGTAGAGTTTTATACCTGCTTTCGTCTTCCGATATTCCGGAAGTACATACCAGGCAATCTCTCTCATCTCTCTGATGTCTGCTGTCCAAGAGTTTACTCCGATAGCTCCGAGGATTACCCCCACAGTTTCTTCTTCTTCTTCTTTATTTACCGCTACGAAGCAACAACCATTCATAAGACTATAACCGACCATTCCTCCTACTGCCTGCGGACTGAAATGCTTAGAGCCATTCTTGACTCCAGACTCTCCAGCAAATTTCTCCAGTAGATGAATTATCGACAGGATATCCTCTTGTTCTGCTGCTCTGACAAAAATACTCATATCACTCTCCTACTTTAATAAATGACACCCAGACTAGTCTGTCTGAGCTAGGGATGATAGGGTGTCTCATGTGGAACATATTAGAGGGATATGCTATCATCCGATTAGGCTTTCCCTCCGTGAATTCTCTAAACGTCCAAAGACTCTCATCCCCATACTCAGACTCATCTTGCGCAGCCCCTTTAGGCAACCTATCTCCATGAGTTACATGGTCATAGAACCCTGTCCCACCTTCCGTTATGTCCATAAAGAATACGACACCGTGGGTTGGTTGTTGTCCTAAGATATCTCTATCGGAGTGAACTCTCAAATGTGTATCGATGTCCGGAGTGTTGCTCCGAAAATAGCTAGTAATTGTCTCGAATTTGCCAAACTCTTCTTCTAGTGCCGCATTGAGCTTTCTCTCAAAGAACGCAGGGCAACTTGAAACGTAGATGCTCGTATCATCTCCCCTGTCTAATGGGTAGTATGAATGGCTTCTCGCAGTGTTCTGGATAGCGCTAAGCATTCCTTCATTAAAAATGTTATCTTTTATCATTTTATATTCTCCTAATTTAGACTAGGGAGGAGCACCATCTCGTTGTAGGAAGATATTCTCCAAACTTAACCGTTGGGTTGTCTGAACTGTTATCTTCTTACTACGAGGAGGTACACCGCGTCTAGGTGAGCTTCTAGCCTTTTGGCTGCTCTTGTGTTTACTTCCTATTTACTTATAAAACGTCCTACTAAGTAGCATATAGGCTCCATTATGACTCTCTCAATACGAGCTCTCATATCCCTCTTCTCTCTTCCACGCTTAACTGCCCAGATATCTGAAGTCCTTCTTCTAGCAACTCCCTCTAACCAGCCTGTCAACCAAGGGTTATACCAAGCTTCTGTGTACATCCTTGTCACAAGAGGTTTGAACATCGTATGATACCCTTTCTCATGGTAAGGAGTGAGTTCAGATGACTGATCTAGCCAGATAGACTGACGGAATGAACCAAAACCGTAGTTAGAGTTCATAGCTGTGCAGACAATCTTGCCGCCACCATCCCCAGAAGATCGATGACCTTTACCAAAGTCAGGTGCGTACATTGTAAGTGATGATACAAATTCCATACTGTAATCTGCCATAAGAGGTGTGGTGTAAGAGTTAAGGTGTTGTTCAAACCCAGCTTGGTTGGTGTATCTTCCAGTCTGTCGACTAAGTAAGGATACCAGCAAAGAACGACAACTTAAAGATACCACAATTGTGTCTTCTGAGGAGAACCTGTAATCATCTGAGATACTGTATGAGTGAACTCTTCCTGCCCAACGAAGGTAAGGCGCGTCAACTAGCTTCCCTGTCCGAGAGTTATAGAAACCTCTTCGTATGTAGACTCTGGAACCTTCAATAGGGTTCGCCAGTACAAGGGAGGTAGTAGCTTGACCTACTCCAGACAAGGATATACTAAGAGAATTATCTTTAGCTTCTAAATCAGATGAGATATCACCGAAGCCTAACAGATTTGAGACAGCCACGAAATTGAACAAACCTGGTTCATCGAAGTCAGTAGGATTCTTTATGTCATGGAAGTGATTAGTTAATCTCGTTACAGGGTTCGATCCCACTTTTATTTCCAAGAAGTCAACTGGCCAGCAATCCTGAGGAACATACCCTTCTCCATCTCCGTTATCTACGAGACTTGCTGCCGCTTGGGTGTTCGCTATCGAGTGACCTGAGTTCTTTGTGTCGAAGTTCTTGAAGAACTGCCCTTCTATCGAATCCGCAAAAGAGTCCAAGATACCTTGCGTGGTGATTATCCCTTCAGTCAGTTCGTTAGTGTAGTAAGCTAGTCCTCCTGGGTCTGCTTCCCTTCCGAAGAAGGATAAGTACAGATCTTTAACGATGTTCTCTGGCTCGGAGAATTGCTGAGTAAGTTGTGCTTGAGTTACAGTTCCGAGATCCAGTGCGTCAGCGTAGAAAGCTAGTCCTCCTGGGTCTGCTTCACGAAGGAAGTAAGTCAAGTATAAACTTCTTACAAACGATTCGGCTGCTTCTGATGCCATATTAGTCTCCTATATTGTATTCTCTATAACTTCCTCGAAAGTTACAGAGCCAAACTCCACGATGTCTCCGGCTAGGTAAGTAACCTTGGGTTTCTCTCTGAGCATCATGTGGAAGGCTACGTCGTTGCCGAATACGATAGCACTTGCAGGATCTGGAGGATTAACGAGAGGTGTGTTTAAGTTAATATTCAAGTTCCCTGAAGAATTTGATATGTAATTGTGTACAGCAGATTTACCTGCTGCGGGGGTGCTGGTGAAGGTAGGTGCGACTTGGTATACCTTCGTAGAGCCTGACACTTGTAAGTAATCTCCTGTCTTCGCGAAGGAGAGATCATTAGCCTGTGCCGCCATTATCTCTAAAGAAGTGCCAGTTAAATCTGGTGTTCTCACCTTCGGATCTCCCGACCAGTTCCCCCTAGGAGAGGTCAGATGCCTTTCTTCACTCGTTCCTTTTTCAAATTTAAATCTCAGGGTGTTCTCCCCGTAGTTCAGAGAGATTATCTCTTCTTGTATTGCATAATACTTCTCGCTGTGTAAGCTAGCAACTCCGAGTACGACTGTCAGATTGTACAGGACTGGTCCACGCCTTTGCGCTGACCGCCTCCCACTCTGGGATTTCACCTGGGCTATACTTACTTGTTGTGATAGCTCTATGCTCTCCGCGTATCGAAGGAGACCTTGTCCGTCTATTATCGCCATGTTAACCTCCTGCTGGTTTATCCCCGATTATCTCGAGAGGCTTGTTTAAGAATTTGGTATTGCGTTGTATCTTCTATCATTGTTGGTTTATACATACAAAAGGAGAGATGCCTCTAAGTCTCCTAAGAGACATCCCCTTTTCTTATTAGCGATCTGCTCTGCTTCTTATCCCAGAACCTTGTCTCTGGCCTCTGTTGTTGGCCTGATTAACTTCTTTATGGGATTGTAGAATGACCCTTTTGATTTGGTCGATAGAGCGTTGATCGACATTCCCTGAAACATTCACGTTAGTGGTGTTGTAGGTATTCTCGGCTTTTTCACTTGTTGGTGACATCTTGTCCACCACAGGGGGTGCCCGCATAGCTCTGGATTTTCCTGTGGTTATTCCCCCCTCACTCTTGCCGGCTGGTCCACCGGTAGCAAATGCAGCTATTCTACTGCGATGGTTATCTCTCTGAGCAATCCTAGACATTATCTCATCTTCAGATTTACCAGAGTTGATAGCAGCTAATACATCAGAATACTTCTGAGTTTGAGCAGCGTTAATGACATACTCACCGTTTGATAACAGTGCTGGGATGCTGTCAGATGTTCCTGAACCTGGACCACGGAGTTTACCACCTGATGATACATCAACACCTTGCTCGGTAATACGTCCTCCTGTCGCAGCAGCAGCAATAGTAGCTATTTGAACAGCACCCATTGCGCCAGCTATAGCAGCAGGAGCGATACCAGCAGGGATACCAAGAGTAGCGAGAGTCTTAGCAACAGACAGAGCTGTAGCGACAACCGCACCGATGATAGACATTGCTTTATGCTTAGCAGCACCATCTTTACGAGACTTCTCTTGAGCATCTTCCCCACCCTGTACAGCAACAGCCTTAGCAGCTTCGCCTTCAGCGACGATACCAGTGCCTTGAGTACCTTCTGCACCTAAGACAACCAGACGATTAGCAGATTCCTCTGCCGATACCGCTGTAGCCTCTCTCTGTTTCTGTATTAACAGACGCAGATAGGACAAAGGATCAGAAGGAGTTCCTCCATCATCTCCACCAGCGCCACCAGCGCCACCAGCGCCACCACCACCAGCGCCACCACCACCAGCGTTCATAGCGCTTTCACCTTGCTCGCCAGCAGCTAGAGCACCAGCAGCCTCTACACCTTCTCCCATAGGAGCTTGTATAGCATCAGCTACATTGGATTGTTGCCCAGTGTTTAATACCACTTCACCTGGAGTCAGCATAGCAGGAACTGTGTCAGTCCCTTTAGATACGAACCCACCAGTGTTGAAGTATTTAGGAACTAGTCCACCTGTTGACATAAAGCCTAGGTCTGAAGCGGAACCCCAGTCCGAACCGTAGTTAGAGAACCCACCACCGAGTGAATCTCCTGAGAAGCTACTGCCACCCAAACCAGAGAAACCACCACTAGCGTCAAACCCTGAACCAGAAGTGTCACCTAGTCCACCGAATGATGAACCAGAGTCGCCTAGACCACTGAAGCCCATGCCTCCGCTATCTCCGCTACCACCGAACATGCTGCCGATACCACCAAGAAGTCCACTAAGACCTCCAGCCATACCTGCGCCTGAACCACCACCGCCACCGCTGAATAAGCCAGCTAGACCATTCATCAGTCCACCGAATATACCGGACAGACCTTCCCAAGCACCAGAGAATACTTTCCCTAACCCTTCGAATAGTCCATTGTTGGAGAGGGACAGACCTTCTGTCATGTCTTCCAAGTTGTTCTTCAGCACAGGGGCGAGACCTTTGCTCCACTCATTAGCATACATTGCTTTGAGGTTTTTCATTGCCTCTTCGTTGCCTTCGTTCGCAAGTAATCCTGCTTCAGCAGAAGCTACCCTGTCACTGGCAATCATCTTAGAGAAAGGACTATCTTTGAACATTTTGATCATGCCCTTGACATCTTTACCACCAGCTACACCACCAGCTACACCACCAGCTACACCACCACCAGGATTATTTATGTCCTGAACATATAACGCTTTGCCTGCGTCAGATCCATCGTTCTTAGCAGCTTCAACTTCAATGCCGAACATCTTTTCAAGACCAGTGCCTTTAAGAACCGTGTTCAACGCATCGTCGATCATAGCATCTTGGTACTTCTGGAATATACCTTGGAAGACTTGCTTGAAATCTACATCTTTGCCCTTCAAAACATCCTTGAGAGTAGTTCTCAGAGTGTTCAGAGTATTAGTAGTAGCCTCTGCCATAAGCTCCGCGAAAGACTTCATGTCATCGAAGAAACCAGTTACAGCAACACGGACACCGTCCATACCCTTATCAGAGTACTTCAAACTTTCTTTAGCAAACTTCTTCTGCAGAGCAAGCTTCTCAACCTGGAATATCTTATCAGCTTCAAATTGCTTAATACGCTCTTTCTCGACCATAATATCTAGATCTTTATGGATGTCAGATAAGGTATTAGCCATAGCAAATTTAAGACCCGCCATAGAACCTGCTAAGCCTCTTTGCAGAAGACCGTTCCTTTCGTCAGCAATGGCCTTCTCCTGCGCTATTATCGCTTTGGCGTTGTCAGAGATCACCTTTAGACGAACCGAAGCAAAATCAGCTCTTATAGACGCCTTGTCTTCTCCTCCAGCCTTTAGAGCGTTAATCTCTTCGACCTTAAGAGATTCTAATGCAGATTTGTGTTGAAGCTCGAGAGATTTTACCTCATCAGAAGTAGCTCTCGCAGCAAGACCTAAGCTCGCTATCTTTTTATCAAGTGCAGCTATGCTCGTATTAGCGAGATGATCACTAAGACTTTTCTTCTCAAGAGCATTGTGTTCTTCCCTCACAGCAGCGAGTTCTTTCCAGCCAGCTCCGTGTACAGAAATAAACTCCTTCTGTAGGTTAAGACTTCCAACTTCTAAGCTTAGCGCAGCTTTAACATTTTCATCAGTAGTAGATTTGATTGAAAGATTAAGTTTAGCGATAGCGTCATTTATCGGCTTTAACGCCTCTGACTTGCTATCTCTCTCTATCTTGTCCTTATCAGATTTAGTGCCTTTAACTTCCTCAGCCTTGAGCTTGGCCTTAGCCACTTCAAGATCTTTATTAGCTTTATCTATTTTCTCTTGATTCCCTTCCTTACCGGCCGCAAGAGAGTCGATGTACTCCTTATGCGCTTTCTCAGCAGCTTTAACCTTAGTTTGATACCTATCCCAAGCAGTCGCATCTGGAATACTGCTTTTAACTACAGCCTTCCAAGCACTCTCAAACTTGGCGGTATCTCCGAGGAGAGCAGCCACGAAGGCAGGTCTATCTCTCTCTTTCGTGTCCACTGTGTTTGATTTAGCTGAGGAAATTTTATCATCAATTTTATTGATTGCCTCCCTGGATGTAGCTACGTCGCCCTTTGCATCGAAGAGTGTCTTAGTGTTTTTGTTTCTTCCTTTGTGGATAATACCTGCTTCAGCGGCTTTACTAGCCTTAACTGCTAGCTCGTATTTAGCCTCGGCAGCTGCCTTCTTCTCAATAAGTGCAGTAAGCTCCTTCTGCCCTGACTTAGCTAAAGCGAGGTATATGTCGAACTTTCTATTAGCTTCCTCTTCTTTGTCTGCTCTCTTCTCAGCAACAGACTTCATGCTTTCCTGAACCTTAGCCCAGCTTTCATACAGCTTGATGGCGTCGTGGCCTCGTAGGTCTACCCCTCCTACCTCATCTTTTATCTTCTTCAGACGCTCAAGGTATTCGGCCTCTTTATGTAGATTGTGGAATACTTTTGAAAAAGCAACTAGCTCAACTGCCCTGCTAGACTTCACAGACTCTTCGACTTTCTTGTATTGGGCGTCAACCAATTGAAGAGCTTCTGTTTGTTGGTCTTTCTTCATCGGTCTATTACTTAGAACTATTAGACGATTAAGCTCAACATACTGTGCGTTCACTTCAGCTTGAACTATCTTGAAATTCACCAGATCTTCAGTCATCAGAGCAAAGGTTTCAGGGACAGCTACCCCCTCACCAGCCGCAGTAGCTCTAAACTCCGCATTTATCTTCTCGACTTCTAAAGCAAAGTTTTTAGCAGTAATTGAACCTTTAGCCAGCTGCTCAGACAAAGCCTGAATATTCTTGTAAGCTTTCGGCATCTCGTCGTTTATCTCTTCTACCGCGTCTTCAGCATCTACACCCCACCACGTGGATTGATCCAAAGTGCCACCTTCCACTTGAGAATCAATGATGTCCATAAGTTGCTTCTTAGCTTCTTTTGGAGCAAGACGAGACACCCAAGTTGGTGTAGTACTCGCATACTTCTTAAAGATTTCTCCGATATTCTTATCTAGCTTATTGGAAGCTTGGAGCATCCCCTCACCAAGATCTTTAACAGGATCTATGATTATCGAGTGGGTTATCTTCTTGACCTTTTTTATTGCTTCTAGGTCGAAGCCTCTGCTCTGCATTCCGAGCTTAGCCTCTGCGAGAGCTTCACCTATCCCGTCAATCCCCATCAACCCTTCAGAGATTATTCTAGGCAGGTAGTCTACCATCGCGAGTTTGAAGTTATTAGCTGCTCGCGTCATCCCCCAGTCCAACATGTCGGAGGCTTCCATCATCACACCCCGAATATTATCTCGGAAAGTCAGATCAAATGACATCTCAAAATTAAAGACATCAGAGTTATCCATCTTGGTTTCGACCCTTTCCCAAGCTCTAGACAGAGGACGGAACAGATTCTCTTCGATGGCACTGCCCGCTGCGTACACGGCAACACCAAGTCCGACGGTCAAACCAGCCATCGCAAGGCCTACACCGCTCGCCATAGCTACAGACGCTCCTCCAACAATAGCAGCAAGACCAGTGAATCCAGAAGAAAGTATACCGAAGACTACACCTGGACCAAGAAGCATTGTAGCTGTCATGATTCCGTCTAACAGAGTACTCATCAGACCACCAGAAGCTTGCTCTGCTTGAATCCCAGCATCTATTCCTGCGGTAACACTCTGACCAATATCTTCTCCAAACTCAGTAGCATTAGCATCACCGGAGAAGAATATAGAAGCTAAGGACAGACCTGCTACACCCAGTGCTGCTTTACCAAAGCCTCTAAAAAAGCCTTTTCCTACGGAAGCACCCTGACCAGCACTTCCTTTCCCTACCTTGCTCAAACTTTGGGAGGCAGAGAGGGTATATGCCTTTACTTCGGCTTGAGCTTTTACCCTACCACCTGGACCAAAGGTAGCCATTGTTGCCATTGACTTACCAGCTCCAGCTTTCTTTTTAGAGAAGGTAAACATCCCTAGTATCTTCTTCAATCCGGCTTTTACTTGCATACCAGCTACCTTGATCTGAGTGTTTATCGGACCAAAATGCTCAGCATAACCAGATTTAATGTTCTTCGCATCTGCCTTCATGAATTTGCTCATATCTCGGGAGTACTTCCTCCAGATATGCTTCGCCTTCTTCGTGTAGATGTGTAACTTCTTGGCTCCGATGCCGAGAGCTGCTCCTTGCTCATCTGTCGAGAACATAGTTCTCATGAAGAGTTTAAGAGCCTTCGTCGCACCCCAGATACCAACTTTAATGGCTATGAAAGCAGTTACGAGTTTACCGACGATACTGTCGCTGTCTATTCCAGTAAATATGTCCAGGAATAACCCAGCTGCATTCATTAGAACTTCAAATGGACCCTCGAGTAATCCTGTTAGACCTCCAAATACTCCCATCAGAGTATCCTTCAAATTTTCAAATGCGGTTTTAGCCTCTTCTGCAATCTTAGGGAATAAGTCAAGTATCCCGCTCGCATCTCCGATGGCTGCACCGATAACAGCATTAACAACTGTACCTAGGGTTCTTATCGCTCCTCCAATGTATGTGTCTATTCCTCCCGCGAGGATTTTAACAGCGTTAAGAATCTCTCCTTCCCGTATCGCCTTGCCTATATCTTTCAAGGCATTGAACACTCTCTCTCTGTGCATAACCAACTGTACAGGGATAGTCATTAACCCAACCTTTGCGACAGTTTGCCCAACAGCGTTCACCAAGACAGACTCATTTGCAACCACGGTAGACGCTGTCTGCATGGATTTAGTAAATCCGTCAACTAATGCGTTATGGCCAAATACCCTGGTCATCGCAGCGGATATGCCTCTTAGTATCCCAGTAATTGAGTGTGAAAGATTGAGGAAAGCATAGTGTATTTTGAAAGTAAATTGCTCAGCGAAGTCACCACCTTGACCCATCTCTGAGAGTGAGCTAAGTATCGATTTCTTTAACTCTAAGAACTTCCCTTTGGTTTTCTTGAAGATATCTCCAGAAACCTTTGCCATTCTCTTCTTTAGCTTTTCGAAAGATTTAACCACTTCCTCCCTTATCTCCCAAGAGGTTTGTATAAGCGGTTTAGCGAAAGAGTATTTCCAAGCTGCTACTGAGTCATTTATCAGATCCCAGATGATAGTATTTCCTATCAGTTTCTTGTATAGACTCTTGAAGGCTCTGACTACTCCTTCTCTAATCTCCCAAGAGATATCTACGAGATTATCTCTGAAGCCAGACATAGCCCTCACAGATTCACTTAATATCTTATTTATTACTACTGCAATTATATTCTTACCGGAAGAGAGTATCTCCTCGACTTTGTCCAAGAAATCTCCGACAGGGTCAGTCATACCTACCGCCCAGAACTTATTCCATTCCCGAACACCACCGTACAAATAGTACCGCAGGAAGACTTGTGACACTTTCCTCAGTGCGCCTCCTAGTATTTCGGCTATGTTGAAGTTCTTCACAGCCTCTACTATTTCCCCCATCATTGCATTGAAGCTTTGGAAGAATACCGCGAACACATAGGATGGTCCATAGTTCAATACGTCGAAGAACTTGTAGAACATGCCCCCTGTTTTAGCCAGGGTCTTTGACACCATACCCCAGGCTCCTTTAGTGCCTGACTGGTAGTCTTTAACTGCTTGAGTAACAGAACCCAGAATACTCGTCATCCCGTCTGCCCAACTGCGGAATAATCCGAGAGCTGATCCTTGTAGCAAGGACTGCATAAGTCCATCGAAAGCAGAGGACATAAGAGTCAATGATCCTGCTAAGTTGTCCATTCTCAGGTCAGCCATTTTCTTAGCTGCCCCATGAGCATCTCTCAGACTGTCACCGAGTTCACCGAGTTGACCATTAAGAGAAGCCTTTGCTAGAACACCAGCACCTGATGATGCCACTCTACCAAAGATAGCAGCGAACTTACCAGCATCTTTAGTTTTCGATCCGATCTCTCCCATAATCTCTAAGAAAGGTCGGAAGTCTCCTGATACATCTCTTGTTGCAACTCCTAGTTCTTCAAGTGCTCCTCTTGCTTCCGCTGAAGGCTTCTGCAACCTTAACAGCATTCCTCTTACGTTTGTTCCAGCTCGAGTACCTTTGATACCCGCATCAGACAACTTGCCGATGGCTGCTACGGTATCTTCTATAGATAACCCAGATTGTTCTGCGACTGGTCCAACATAGGATAAAGCAAACCCTAGCTCCTGAACGGAGGTGTTAGATTTCGACGCAGCCTTCGCCATGACATCTGTTACTCTTGCCAGATCCTTTATCTTTAGATCGAAACCAGCTAACACGTTACTCGCGATGTCAGCAGATTCGCCAAGACCGAGTGCACCAGCCGAAGCTAATGCTAGAGTATCTTTCGTTGCTTTGAAAGTATCATTGACAGAGAAACCTGCCATTGAAAGCATCAGCATTGCTTCAGAAGCTTCACCAGCAGTGAACTTCGTAGTCGAACCGAGTCTGAGAGCTTCTTTGTTTAGAAGCTTCATCTCTTGCAGAGAGGCATTCGTAGTAGCACGAACTGCGCCCATCCCTTTTTCAAACGCGACAGCGGAGCTAAGACCCTTCGCCCCGAGAGCAGTACCGAGCACAGCTCCCATGATTTTGAGATGCCCACCTATCTTCTTTAATTTTTGTCCCAGCCTGTCAAAACTCTTGTTCATTCTAGCTGAAGAACTGCTTAATTTATCAAAGCTTTTACTGCCTTTGATCCCGAATTCTCTTATACCCTCTTGTGTCTTATTTACCTCTTTGAACACTTCCTTGAGGTTAGAGTCTACCCTCGCGAGCTTCCTGTCGAGATCCTTGGTAGAGGCTTTAAGTATTATGGTCGACTTAAATTCAGCCATTATTTTCTCCTCGTGTATATTTCTCTAATTAGATAGACGACAAGTTGATTTTCGTATTCGATATTCATCCTTGATCATATTACATTCTTAGTCAAGCGTGAGGATTATACCCTTTCGGGTTCCCATCCTCGTCATACAGACCCGCAGCTATCAGCTGCTTCTTCATTCTGTCTGGAGTGCTATCCCATTTTATTAAGTTATTTCCATCATTCTTTTCCTTCTCCTAGCTGTGGATAGATATCCTCCATAGATAACTCAGGGGGTTTCCCTCCCATTGCTCCATGGACTTGCTGGACAAGTGTTATTATTAAATTCGCTGAACGTATAAAAGCAGACTCTTCTCCAAAACCTACTTGGGAATAGTACTTCTGATACGCTACGTATTCTCTTGCGGTCAATTCAACCTTGAGACGACTTAGAGGAATGCCTAGCTGCAGAGATAGTGCTAACTCAAACTTTTCTTCACGTGTTAATCTTTCGTCTTCCTCCACGGCTCTCCCCTCCTCTAAGTGGACTCTTTAACACAAAATGGACCCACATCGTACCCATCGGGAACTTGCAGGTCGACATTGTGCACTCTTATATCTCTTACTCAGAGACACCTAAACCAGAAACTTTCAATACAGCCTCTGACACTTTATTCAAATCATTCACTGACATTTCCATGAGGTTGTTCATGTCTGATTCTACAAATATTCTTTTTCCATCTTCATCAATGACTCCATGGATAATAGACAGCACAGCTGCCTTCAATTCTTTACCTTCTCCCAATGTGCGCATCTTGTCGATTGCTGCAGCTGATAACTCTTGAATTCGAACAGGATCTTCACCCCAGTTCGGCACAGATACTTCGTCAGTTGCTAAGGTGTAGGATTTAAATAGGTCTTTTTTGTTCATTCTGATCTCTCTCATTTTGTATGTTTTAGATTGAAGAGGTTATCCTCTTCGGATTTGTATTCTTACTCTTTAGTAAAGGAGGGAAGAGTAAACTTCTTCACTTCTTTCACTTCTTCTACGACTTTGACTTCTACAGGCGCGAACGCTTTATACTCTTCCATAACAGCTTTAGCTTCTAAGCTTCCAGTCTCTTCAAACTTCTTCTTATAAACTAAATAGATATTCTGTGGTGAGGTTTCCATAATAATCTCCTAATAATGGAACCAGCCCCGAAGGACTGGCTCTCAGTTACTTACTTCTTATACTTCAGCAGCGAATGACTCAGCGCCATCAACTACCAGAGTAGCACTCACTTTAGCAACGTCATCGAATGCAGTGTCAATACCGAAAGAGGATACGAAGCTGTTGAAAACAACTAATTCCCCTAGAGTAGTAGCACCATCATCTGGAAGCCATTTGATACCAGCGGCAACAGCAACACCACCAGCAGCCAATTCTCTGATCAACAAGTGAGCAGTCTCACGAGGTGCCCAGTAAATAGTAGTGTCTAATTGACCACCGTCTAATTGACCACGTAGCTTACCTTTGAAACGCTCACCGAACTCAGGGACGTCAACTACAGTAGCTTCGTTAGACAAAGAACCAATCTCTGATAACAGAGGGACTTTAGCGAACTCAACTGTGAAACCTTTGTCTAACAAACCTTTTACAGATAAGTCAGCAGTAGCTAAAGTCAAGCCAACCGCGTGTTTGAAATATACACGGTATTCTGCAAGACCAGTTTCTGATTCCAGGAATACTACTCCATTAGCAGCAACTACTACTGAGTTAGCAGCAAGAACAGCGCTAGATGGAACAGTAAACCAAGTGTTTACCGCAGCTTCATCTACGCCACCAGTAGCGATTGCGCCACCTAAGTATAACTCCGAAAAGGAAGTTACGAATTTATTATTTATAGCCATGTTAAATATTTTTTTAGTTTGAGCTTATTAGCTCGTATAGTAATCATACGAAAAGTCGATTATATAATTTAGATAACCACTGTCATCATCTGACACCTTTCTTACAGCTCCTGCCATTACGTACAGAGTCCCTGCTCCAGCGATACCATTTCCTCCAGATGTGAAGGACATGACATCATTGATTTTATCAGCGATTGCTCTGACACGCTTAGTGCCATTACCATGTTGTGTGGATATTTTGAACCTCATAGTTCCGCTTGTCTTTCTATCGTTCTTGTTACCGAACGACTTAAGGGCAGAACCCGCGTCTTCTATTGAAAGTGCTACCCAGTCTTTACCAGTCGGTTGTTTAAACGTCCGACCTTCTAGGAATACTTCAAAGTCATATGGAGCACCAGCAAAGAACCTTGTTTCCAAGATCTGTCTAGTCTCCTCAAATATAGTTATTGACATACTACCTCCTTGATCTTACAGCAGCTAATGCTGGCTGTGTGATACCATTGGGAGATTGCTTCGATCTTCCTTCATCCAAGCTCTCAATGTAACTCAATCCATTCGAGATGTACACGTTAGGGTGTCCTCTCGTATCAATGGACTGGAATTTAAAAGAAGTATCATCGCTCGTGGAATAGTCCGGAGTATTGATCTGGATGTGCCAGTTCGCTCTCGCTCTACCTGTGTCTACAGGAGTCCTTTTCAAGACTTCCCCAAAGACATCAAATGCAAAAGCTCGATACTCTTCTTCGGTCTGATCATTCACGTGCTCAGTCACAACTCTGCCAAGATCTTTAAGATCGAATTCCTTGGCCATCACTTCCTCCCGAGGGATATTTCATATACAGTATTCTGTGACTCCATCTTGGAGCTGGCAACTTGCCATGGAATACCATTGATAGAAAATATCTGATCTACGATAGGTGTGAACGAGATGTTCCTTGCTATAACGATTATATCTAATGTAACTTTGAAACCACTTCCGTCTTTAGGGGAAGAGGATTCTGATAAAAGTACTGCGTTGAAAGAATGGTCGGTCGAGCTACTAGTTCCGTATGAACCAGTGACGGGGTCGTAGCTTGACTCTCCAGTTATTTCAGTAAAGGTCACAGGGTTGTATAGACCTTGAGATAGCAGAATTGCATCTGCATTCTTCATGTGGTCATCAAAGTTGATCGCCATATCTAGCCCCTCCTAAGAGTTGCTCTAGAAACGGTTTTCATAGTTGGATCCAGCTCCTTGACTACATGTAAGTAATCTCGGATTATCTGGTATACTTGCTGTGGCATATCCGTGGTAGACACCTCGCTATCTCCTCTGAAGTTTAAACTCACAGAGCCAAGTGACAACGAAGACAACTGGTCAGTGTACTGAGACACTTCGTCAGTTGAAGTCGCTGAACGCTTGATAAGATACAGAGCCAACTCGGCAGTCGCATCCATTAAGAATGGAGGAACGTGAGAGTCAGACAAGTAACTTGGAGATTCAGTAAGAGTACGATGTCTGTCTTCAAAAGACCGACGACGATTTCCCTTACCTTTCAGTGCGTAATTGCGGTTGGCAACCCACTCCCTCGGCCAGCTCATCGCTTGACTGTAAGAAGTAGGTTGACCAATCCAGGATTGTCTATTTAAGATGTCAGTTGCCCAATAGAGGGCAGAGATGCGGGTGTCATCCGTCGTATCACATGTACGCCAGATATCATTACCGAGTCTACGACTGTGATAGATATCCGCAAATTGAGAGGAAGTGTAGCTATTATACACGACTTTCGTTGAGCCTATCACGTTGTCCCCAGCGGGGAGATCGATAGTGGCTAACAAATGTGTATTACTCGTAGCTACAGCTATCCCATTCGAGATGCTTGTTATCACGAAGTCATCATCCTCGTAAGTGATTATCTCAGGTATTGGAAATTGAGACATAATTCACCCCATAGTTATTTATATTATACAGAACCTCGAACTAAACCTAATTCAGAGAAAGAAGCTAGACCACAGTACCATTTCACGCGAGTGATTTCAGCATCAACATTTTCACGTGCGCCTAATTTCTGTACTTGCATACCTGCAGATTTAGCAGCAGTCAAACCAGTAATACCGTGAGTGAAAGTTCCGTCATCTAAAGTACCAACGTATACGTGGTTCGCAGAACCAGCAGTTGTTTGGATGAAGTCATTTCTGAAGATTGGAATACCGCGATAGCTTTGAACTTTCATGATACCACCAGAAGACATTTTAACTTCCATGACATCATCATAACCAGCTGCAGAGATAGCACGCAAGAAGCCAGTGTACTGACGAACGCCACGACTATGCATCATGATGTAGTCAACCATACCGTCTTTGTCGCGGACTTGATCAATCATAGTATCAAGAGCAGTGAA